GGCTGATGCACTGCATCAGCCCCGGCGCAACCTAACAGGAGTTCGAGAATGAAGATAAATGGTAAAAAGCTCGACCAGCCGTATACGAAAGTAATCGCCTTCCCACGTGAAGGAGAGGATCTGGTTTTCGTAGCAACAGCTATAACAAGTTATGATGAGTTCCATCGGCTTTGTCCTGAGCCTAGGCCAAAACTGGAGACTAAGCCAGGAATGGCACCTAAGCCACTGTTCAATGATCCGAAATACGTGGCTGAACATGACAAGTGGTATTCACGTAAGGCACAGTGGATGATTATCGAATCACTCAAAGATAGCCCTGGGTTAGAGTGGGAGTCAGTTGATAGACTCGATCCAGAAACTTGGAGCAATGTATACGCTGAGTTGGAGTCTGCCAAATTCACAGATATCGAACAAGCCAAACTGACCAACACCATCTTCGAGGTTAATGGCTATAGCGATTCCGCGATTGAGGCAGCGAAGCAACGTTTTTTCGTTGGTCAACAGGAGAAAGCACAGTAAGTTCAGCACCTATTCCATCGTACAGGTCGCAACTGTACTTGGAGTTCAGGTCAGCAGAGAGGTTTGGGATGAAGCCGCCAGGAGTCAAAAATACGAATTGGGACAAGTTGGAGATTCCTGAGAAGGTTATGTTGGTGGCATACGAGTTAATAAGGCAGCAGGAAGAAGTGTCATGCCGATCAGTATAAGAACATCACGGTCACACCGTACTTGGGGTAAGATGGCTCCGAAAATGGTTGCTAGACTGCACAAGGATGCAGTAGCACATTTCAAATACTCACTCGGTGAAGGTCTGCAAGCTGCTGTCGACGCCATACCAATAGATACTGGTATGGCTGTCAATTCGCTGGTTCCTGCTATGGAAGAAATAGGTGTTTTCTCCGGTACGCTAGCTGGTGGTGGTGTTAAAAAAGGTTACACTGACATAGATGGACAGTATGACCCTGACGCATACAAGTCACCGAAACACGGCAAGCAACTCGGTAAACATGCTTTCAGCATCAGTTATGGCAGTCCACGACGTAACGTGCAAAACTTCGAGTATCATATACAAGTTGGTCATTGGCTTTTTCGTGAGCGTGGCGATTTTCAAGGTGGTCCATTTGGTGCGTTGGAAGCTATGCGCGATGCATTCAAAGAAGCATACAGTGACGTAGGTGACAGGTTGGCAAAAGCCATATCCAATGTTATGGATGAGAACATCGTACTTACTAAGGACTAGGTGATAACATGACCGTATACAATGATACATACACGATGACCGCGGATTTGAGTTCATTTGAACCTGAATTCAAGCGCGTAAACAAGCTGTTGGCCGACAATGGTGTCGCATTCGAGAAAGCCAATAGAGTCGCCTATGAATACGTACAAGAAGGCGAGAACATAGTCAGGAAGCTACGTAGCATAGAACTTCAATTAAACGAGACTACCCGTGCACAATATAATCTAAATCGTGAACAAGGCAAATTTTCACTTGGCAGTCGTTCTGTATATCCTTCGTCACCATCATCTGGACAAGATCAACTGTTAAAACAGTATAATGATTCCATGGGAAGCAAGTTGCCGTCGTATATTACGGATACAACCAAGTCCATGGATAAGTTGACGAGATCAACCAAAGACTTGGATGGTGCATCACAGTCCGTGCTGATTTCTTGGAAGTCCATTGGTCGGTTGCTTGTTGTTCAGACATTACATAGGTCAATCGCCTCCACTGTTTCCGCTCTACGTGACGGCTTCACCGCTTCACTTGACTTGCAAAGCAAATTTCTGGAAATCAGAGCAATAAGTCAGGACATACCACTGTCTATACAGACCTGGGCAACAGAACTAGCCAAAGTTTCCAGCAAATGGGGCGCGGATTTGTTCGATGTCACAGAAGGTGCATATCAGGCACTGTCAAATCAGGTAGCCAAAGGCCGTGATGCAATTCTATTTGTCGATGAGGCCATGAAACTTTCTGCTGCAACTGCATCAACAGCTACAGAAGCTGTCAATGCGCTATCGTCAGTTCTTAACGCATACGGCGAAAGTTCCAGTTCTGCTGCTAAGTACGCTGCACAGCTATTCAAAACGGTAGAACTGGGTCGTGTGCGTCTCGGTGAAATGTCAAACAACCTTGGTGACATCGTGATTCTTGCATCAAACCTCGGCATACCATTTGAAGAGGTTGCTGCTGGCATCACAATGATGACCAATCAGGGCATGAAATTCAATAAGACGGCTACGCAAATACGTGGTGCACTCAATAAGCTGCTGAAACCAACAGAAGAGATGCAGGGACTATTTGATAGTTTCGGTGTAAGTTCTGGTGAGGCACTTGTTAAGCTGATAGGTTTCCCTGGTATCATAGAATCTATCAAGGACGAAACTGGTGGTGCTAGTAATGAAGTAGCCAGATACTTCAATACTATGCGTGGTATGTTGTTCGGTGTGGCAGTTACATCTGAACGTACGTCCGAACTATACAAACAGTCTATTGACAAGATCAAAAATAGTATGGAGACCTATGAGGCAGCTGCCAAAGAGCGACTTAACTCACCGCTTGTGCAATTCCAAAGTAGGATGAAGGAAGTACAGAACATGTTCCGTGTGGATTTCGGTCCAGCGATAATCAACACTCTAGCAGAGATATCCACACACTTCACAAATCTTGATTTGGTAGTTAAGAGCTTCACGCAGACGTTACTGGTAGCTGGTACTGGCATGGGTATGTTGGCACTGATCAAAGGAATCAAATTCCTGGCGTTCGAGTCAGCCAAATACAATGCTGCGCTAGCAGCTGGCCTGGCGATATATGCAACGCTAACTTTCGCTGCCAACATGTACACCAAGACACTAGTTAAAGAACTAGACGGTGTGCGTGAGGAACTAGCGGCAGTCAACAAGGAATATGATCGTACACTGTCAGCTATGGCAGCTGTAGACGCTGACTTGATGAAGGAGCTTGAACGCCCGCTACTTACGATGGCCGCTAGGACCAATGCTGTGTTATCGCACGGTATGGAAGGTCTGATGGGCCAGAATGAGCTTCTGAAGGAGTCATACGAAGGCATATTCAAGAAGGCTGAGAGCGGTGCCAAGGACTTCGAGGATGCATACAAGGATGCGATAGATAATATCCGCGATGGTATCAAATCTCTTGATGGCGACATCAAGAATCAAGGTAACATAATCGACGGTATCAACAAGGCCATAATTGAATCAGGACGTGAACTGAAAGAAGTTCTGCTTGATGCATCGCTAGATGGTCTCGATCCGACAGCAGGTATACAAAAACTTGATCGCTATATCTCGCAAATGAGAGAAGCTGCTGCTAAGGCAACTGATCTTGAAACACACAATTACTACACGTCACAGATCAAGTCGGCGATCAAAGAGAAGAATTCACTCGCAACAGAGATTAACGAGAAAAACAAAGAGATCGACGAAGAACGCGCAGAGATAGCTGATCAGATCACTGAGTCAAAGCAGAAACTGCTAGATCTTGAGCGCGAATACCAGAATACACGTGAACAGGACAAGAAGAACGAGTTATTCACAGCGCGCAATGAGCAAGTCCGTGAGCTAGGTAAGTTGGAAGCTGAACTCAAAGGTAAGGTCAAGACCGCAGTACCGGACTTCAATTTATCCAACGAGTACGCGTCAGCTATAGCAGAACAGCAAGCACAACTTATGAAGATGCGTGAAGCAGCACAAGCTGAGGAACTGCGTCTGCTTAATGAGAAGCACAACAGGGAAATCGCACTCAAAGAAGCTCTGTTAAAGCTTGATCTTGCCAATATCCGCAAGAAAGCAGAGTCAGAGCGACAAGAGAACCTACTGACCGCCGCTCGCAAGAATCTCGATGCATTCGACCTAGAAAAAGCACTGCCGTCTGTACGTAACCAGCAAAGTATAGATGACATCATGTCCATGAGGTATCAATCTGCTGCTAGGGTCAAAGAAGCAGGTGCTACAGATCAGCAGATGGCATCGGTATTCGCTAGACTTGCTAGCGAACAAAACTACCTACAGACTCAGTTACTCAAAGTAGAAAATACAAATCGCAGAGACAAAGTAACAGAGGATCTTAAAGCAGTTGATGCTACACTTGAGAAACTACGACTTACAGAGGCTGGTTCTACCAAAGCTGTTGGCAAACTAGATATCCAGATCATATATTTAAATGATAAAATTGCAGAACTCACATCTGAATTAGCTGACATGGGTTTCGTTGAAGGCAAACTCATACCACAAGTTGGTAGACGTAACAGGGATGAGATAGACGAGAAGGAGAGAGACCTAAATGAATATCTGAAACTTAGGGATTCTGCTGAACGTGCAAAAGACAAGTACAGAGAACAGACTATCTCTGCTAGTATGGCTAGAAGTGATTATACGGCGATGGCTGCCGGTATACTCAAGGCGTTAGTTGATGCTAACGTGGATATCTACGGGATTAAGACTCAGAGCAAGGAACTAGATGCACTAAAGACCGGTCCAACTGTTGTAAGAACACAGGAAGAAGAACTGAAACAGCTTACAGCGAACGTACAGAGCCTAGTAGAGAGTACGGCTAACATCAAGAGTGCAGCTGAGAAGTATGGTGAGACTTTCACACAGGACAGCACAATTCGTGATATGAAAAATGCTGCTGAGTCATATGATTTCTTGTCTAATCTCATAAAGAACCAAGCAAATAGCACTGTCAGTGGAGCAGAAGTGATCACTGCATCACAGATCAAAGCACTTGCCGAGAACGCCAGTGACATATACAATGATAACCGGGATATCAAAACAACAATCAATGCAAATCTTGACTTGAGTGTTGTCAGACAGGCCGTCAATGATGTTATGAAGACAAATGAAAGAATGGGACCAAGGAGATAAATATGACGTTCAGCTATCTATCTAATCCTATTGCTACACTTCGCGACCCTGAACTAACCGAGGAAGATCTGCGTAAGCTCGCGTGTATCGCTAGGCGCACACGATCAGGTGAAGCAATAGTGTTTACTGCATCAAACTGGGTGCAGCAACGTACACTTAGTATTCTCAGCACACTTAACACCAAAACCGAGATTGACAAGCTGAAAGTCATACTAGCAGCAGCACAGGGTAAGGAAATAACCATAACTTTCCCTACTAGCATGAGTATCGAAGAGCCAGAAGATGCAGTAACACCAGATACGTTACTGGCAATCATAACAGATGATGTCGAAATCACAGCAGAGCACCCAGGTGATTGTAGCTATGCTATAAGTCTCAAGTTGCAGGTGACACAATGATAGCATTCAGGTTTCCGTACACAACACCAACTCAGACGTTCACATTCAAGAATCCAGAGTTGAATGATACCGATACGTTGGTTGTAAAGACGATTCTTCGACTTGACATGTCAGGTAAGCCACACACGTTCGTGGATGGGCCAATGAATCGTCTGATAACGTTGAAGTTCAACTTGTTCGACACAGACAAAGTGGATTTCGTCAACGCGATGCATGTAGCTGATGACGGCGCAGCGTTCCAGTATGTAGAGGATTACGGCGGAACGCCAACTATTAACAAGGTAAAACTAACCTCTCCTGATGTTGTCATCAGCAGAGACTCGAGGTCGATAGATACAGTTCAGATAACATTGGAGATTGTACCATGAATATGAAGCTAGTTGGTGTATACAGATGCAGACACATCAGGGATGGTGTAGTTCTACGTGAGTTCGAGGCCAAAAATGCCATCGTCAATGACGGCAAGAATGTAGCACTAGGTATTCTGTTCGGAACAACAACTAAGATATCAACTTGGTACGTGGGGTTGATGGCTACTGCTACAACTTTGTCTTTGTCTGACACACTCGCATCACATACTGGCTGGACTGTATGCTCAAATATGGGTGCAAGACAGGCACTATCAATGGGCACTGCTACCAGTAACACGATTAGGTCATCTGCCAACACTACACATACAGCAACTGGCGCTGATACTATCATAGGTGCGTTCATAGCTTCTACTACAGATGACACTGGTACATTGTGGTCTAGTGTAGAGTTCGATGACTCCATCAATGTAGTTTCAACAGACACGTTCCAAGTCTCGTATTCCCTAACATTCATATAGGTGTAACATGGCTAAGACGCTAACTGCAACTGCTATCACATCTTCTACTACCGCACTCGGAACTGATCCCTGGATCATAGCCAAGATTGATTGGCCATCTGGTACTATCTACTACGGTGACAAGACCAAAACTATCGGTGCGATTTCCGTGGTCGGTGCAATAACTGACTTCGCTGAACTGCAACACAGCATCAGAACCAACGTGCTAGGCGAATACGCTGCGTTCACGATAACACTCAGTGACCACGATGGCACGTTGAAAACCATCTACAATGGTGACACTACAGCCAACGTCAAAGCCACTATTTACCAGCATTTCGAGGGTAATGCATCAACTGACCTAGTAGAACTGTCTCGTGGTGCGGTAAGAGATTGTACCTGGGACGAAGGCGAGCGTATACTCAAAGTTGATATCGAGACCGTCATGTACTCCGGTATAATCGGGTACAAGATCACTGAAACAACACATGCTGACATCAGCGACTCCGCGGTGGGGTCGGTTATACCGATGTGTTTCGGGTCCGTGTTGCATGTGCCGGCTATATACGCCATCAAAGCTCCGCGAGCAACTGTTTCTGAGAAATTCTCATATTACGACGTTGACAGTTTCAAAGTTGATGTGGACCCGGATCGCCTACCTTCTGATGTTGAAATCACGGTCAGAATCGGCCCGCTTAGAACGACAGGCTCTATTATTGGTGACACATTCTATATCACAGCATGGAACCTGCCATACTACACTGACATCACACCTGTCTCGTACATTGGACCAAACACGTATATGAACAGGCGTGATGTCACAGTTCTGCCCATGTCCAATAACAAATACACAAACATGTATTTCCTGCTAGAAGATAGTAGCGGTAAGCAGTTCGTCAACAAGTGTATCGGGCAGGTGAAGTACACTATGGCTGGTGGATTAGAAGGTGTAGTCTGCTTCATGCAGAAATACTGGTACAACAACTACGAAGACAGATTTATCGTTGTGAATGACACGTATACTGTTAAAGAGGTAGCACCATGTGTCAGATTGAGTTGGCCAGCGTACTCGACAGAGTTAATTTTAACAGAATCAACTAGAGATACTGGACCAAACTATACGGCATTGACATCCACATTTGGCTATAACATACCTGCTGGCGGCATGGTGATGGCATCAGTAGCCAACAGGAAAGATATAACGATATTGCAAAGTGCTAAGGTCGTACTGGAACGTGATGATACTAGTGACTACTACTTTTGCAATCTGTATCCCAGTGCACGAATCGCTGGTGTTTACGCCTTTCGTGACGATGCAGTCACTGGAATGAAGATCTTCGCTGTTGTGCCATCTTCATACTACACGAAACACTTGAACATGTCTGTGGATGGTAACAGCATCACAGCACTGGAGTTCGTTGAACCATTGGAGTTCAAGAACGAGGGTTGGGACACACAGATATTCGTGTCGATGCAATCATCCAAAGGCAACAACACTGCTGACATTCTCAAGTTTCTGATTAACACTTACTCCACAATCACAGCTGATTCAACGTCGTTCGCTACAGTGGCCGCAAAACTCGGAGCGTACCCGTCAAACTTCGCCCTGTTTGAACAGCATGACACAATCAATATCTGTGAAGATATTGCTTGGCAGGCACGTTGTGCATTGATAATTCGTGGTGACATTGTTTACATCACATACCTATCTGAGACCAAAACGCCCTCCTTCACAGCAGACGAAGATAATACCGAGTACAAAACACTGCAGATGTCTCAAACCAGTTTCAATGATCTCAAAACGAAGATCAACTGCAACTGGCGCAGAAGTTACGCGGGCCTGGATGGTGTGTACAAGCTTAACAGCTACAAGTTCAACTGGCGTGCTACTCGGTATACCCAAGGTGATAAAGATCTTCGTATGTTGATCCAGTATTCCTACGCGCAGTTGCCTACCAAAGCCGTAAATTCAGAACATGAGCTTGTCTATATGCAGAACACTGACACCTACGGGTTATTTGAGGATAGTTGGGATTTCTTCATCTATAATCATGAGATACTAGTGAAGAAGTCACTAGCGTGGTGGGGATCGAAACGTGCTAACATGTGGCGGAAGTTCACATCTAGACATTTCCTGGAAGCGTTGCCAGCGGAAGTGTTTGATACGATTGCATATGACGTGGCACAGATCGGTGGTAATATCGTGCATGGTATGGTCACTCAGATGTCACAGAATACCGATGACAACTCCATATCCATAACAACAGACGTGTTCGCGTATGCCGGGTCAGACGGAGTAGATGACGACGATGATATCGTCGATACCGATGATGCAATACACGGCGATCAAGATAATGTCGATAACATTTCCGGCGACGAGACTATTGTCGGTGATGATGAAGACATCTGGTTTATAGATGGTACTATTGTACACCCAGATGATAAGCCACCTACCGACAATCCACTAGATGAAGTAGAAGAACTGGACTACGACGTTCTAACACAAGTTGAAGAAGATGTTGATCTACCAGATGAGGAAGAAGAGGAAGAACGTACATTGGTGGTTACCTGCCCTACGGTTTTCGTCAGGGATACGCCAGGAACTATATTCTGTGAAGTTCACGACGACAAGGGTAACATACTAGCACAAAGAGTCACCGTCTCACTCAGCGCCGTACTCAGTGACGACAACGACGAAATCGACATCAATAGGATAAGCATATCCACTGATGGCTTCGCTACAGGTTCCGATGATGCAACTATCACAGGTGGATCAGGTGACGATGATACAGGAACACTCACGTTCAGTGCAGACTTATGTCCAGATGTAGTCAAGGAGATCCTAGTTGTAGACACACAAGGTGAGATAGTTTGGACAGACGTACCAGTGTATCCAGTAGCTCGCGGTGAAGCTTTCAGTGTGGCATTCACAGGCGCGCCACCATCAGGTGCAGTTGACATTTCATTGGTAGCGTCACCGTCAGGTGATAAAGTGTATAATGATGATGGTCGCGTCAGGTCGGTTGTAGCTGACGGCAGCGGTGAGTATACAGCATCAGATTGGTATGCCAATGGTGGTGACTCCACCGCTACAGCTTTCTTTATCGCCCGCGCACATGATACTACATACAAGGAGGGGACAAGCGATAGCTTCCAAATCACAGGAAATGCTATATATGATTACGCTGACACCATGCGAATGTCTGATGAACTTAACGGTTCATCGCTAACTCTTGTTGTGGCCTTGCCAAGTAGAATAAGAGATAACGAAGAATTCGACATGGAAATGGATACAATGGAAGGTTCTACACAGTATGACTATGACGGTTTCTGTAAGGTCACTATCTATGACTGTAACGAGGATACTGTCGGCATCATGTGGCTATATACGCCAGACGCGTCAATAAATGGTTCTATGGCAATCATAGCTATGTTAAATGGCAACTACGACAGTTTGGATCTTACAGTGTTGCGACTAGATATAACGACTTTAGTTAGTCCACTTCGATTCAAGTTCGAGATTGAAGAACATGGACTAGTTGTTTGGAAAGAAGCAGATATTAACCAGACTTGCTTCAAGATAACGATCAGTGATGGCTACAGCACAGCATATGTTATCAGTAGAGAGACAAATTACACGATAACTATAACAGCTGTCGACAGTACAGGTGCAGCTGACACAACATATGTGCCAGCTGGTATAGTTAGACCGTCACTAGTGCTAACAAGCATCTATGATGAAGGCATTGGATTTGACGACCTGACAGCAGCAGATTTCACTGACGGCGTAGCTACACAAGTGATTTCTATAGAGGGCGGTACTGGTGTTGGTCTGTTAACTGCGACGTATACTGACCTAGAAACGCACTTGAATGGCTGGATTACTGTACCGATAGAAGGAACAGATTCAAGCACACGAACACCTACTGACGCCTACATCAAATCTGGTACCGGATACGTCACATGGGCCACTAGTGGCGGGTGGATCAATGTGGAAGATAACGCTGCTTCAGCGCACAATACTGCAAAAGCAGCATGCCTACTTGGGTCATACAGTGCAGACGGATATGGTATTATGGCTGTTCACAGTAATACTCGAACGTACAACGGTAACTACACCATGTATTCGCTACAATATTCTGTGAAGTACGCATATGGCATATCTGCCGCAGCACGTTCAGGTGCAGAAAAATGCTACCTTAATACCGGTTTCCCAAGTGGCACGCATGGGTATGTTAAGTCAGACCTAGTTATCTATGCCAGCGAGACTAGTTACACTAGTATGGGCGGGGCTATCGCGGCTGCGTCATATGTGGCTACTGTCCCGATAACTGAAGAACAACTTGGTCTAATAGAGATACCGTTAGCTATCATATCCGGTATGACAGGTACGACACTATATCTGTATATGTACATCAACATGCCAGATACAACACCTAGACCACTTGTACCGATGTCACCACCAGCAGTTGATTCAGATTATACTAGATATCACCTGATGACTTTCGGCAGTAAGTCATATTGGGCACTGACAATAGTTAAATAGGAGCCAGAATGCGGAAAATAGGTGAAAATACACTCGTGTTCCCACATAGGGGATCACCACCAGTTGTACCTGATGGTTTCGTCAGATCAGACAATGACCCATACATCCTGGTTCGCCGCGTTGAATGTGTCAATTTGGGAACCACAACTATACAAAAGCAATGTTGTGGTACAGTAAACGTGATGTACTGCAACAGATTCAACAGAGTGACTAGTCGGGATAAGTGTACCGAGTGCCTTAGAGAGATACAACTAACATTTGATTGGTAACAGTAGTATGAAAACGCTGATAGTAAAAGCAAGAGCCGGACTTGGAAATAGATTGCTTGGATTGACAGCTGGTATAACGCTTGCCAAGGCCGCACAACGAACACTGTATGTCGATTGGAGTGATGAGACATATGCCGATAACGGTATGAATACATTTTACAAGTATTTCTCTTTGTCAAATGTTGATTTCATCGATCTGATGCCAACATCAGGGTCGTACTTCCCGAAATGCTGGGCGTTACATCCACGTCAGTCTCCGGCAACGTTACTTCATAACACACACTTCAACAGGCAGTATGATACGCGTATCGGCCTGGACGACGTGCACCGTAGTGAAGATAACTTAGTGTTCTGGTCATATGACAGTATGTACGACGAACTGGCTAAAAAGTACTTTTATCAGCCTGAACATGATGTATTGAAACAGATGTTCAGCAAGCATATCCAATTCGATGACGAGTACGAACAGAAAGCCGCGTTGTTCATGTCGAAGTTCAAACCCTGTATTGGTGTCCACTACAGGCACATGGATAGACGTACGCTAACTGATGTCGAGGACATATTCGATATCATAACTACGTTCGAGCAGTTGCCGATCCTGGTATGCTCCGATAACATTGATGTAGTGATCAAATTCCGGGATCGCTTCGGTAGTCGCGTGTTCACGCTACCGAAATGGTATCCACCGGCTGTGGAAGTTAGTATGCACAATAGTGTGTTGTGTTCAAACCGTGAACAGAATCTGCAAGAAGCTATCATGGACGTGCTTGCACTGTCACACTGTAGATATCTGATCAGAACCAAAGCGTCGTCATTCTCACTGATACCTGAGTTGATAGAAAACGCAATAGAGAAGGTTGTGAGGGTCCCATGAAGATAGTCACGTTTGCAACGATAGATACGATGTATGAGGCGGCAGCCGAGAACTTGAAGAAGTCCTGTATAGAGTTCGGGCACGACTGCACAATAGTCAAGGTGCCGGACAAAGGTAAGTGGCTGGAGAATATCCAGTACAAGGCAGGTGTGATCCTGGATTTCGCCAATACTTTGGAAGAAGGCGAAGTGTTCATGTATCTGGATGCTGATGCAGTGATCAGAAAACCTGGATTAGAGAATGTTCTGAACCAAAGTTGTCAATTCGGCGCACACATCCGTGTTGGCGGTGAACTTCTGAGTGGCACGTTGTTCATACGTAACTGTGCCAAATCGCGTGAGATTCTGACACTGTGGAAGGCTGAATGTGCCAGTAATCCAGGGGTATGGGATCAGATTACCTTGCACAATGTGATCAAGGCAAACAGTGAACGTATAGGTCTGTCCATGCAGAACACTGGCTACGAGTTCACAAGGATTTTCGACCGTGGTAACGTTGAACCTGTCGTCGAACACATGCAAATGAGCCGCAAGACCAAACGACTAGAAGCACGTAGACAGATATCACAGGAACAGGTGAAACAAGATAGGAAAGTCCTAGATTTTCCTGGATATAGGTACCCAGACATGCCACATGGCAATATTTCACGTGTTGCTGATGGAACATACAGATGCAGGCGGCATGTTGATAGCGACATCGCATATCTAAATGCTTTCGCTGTCAAACGACCACGCGAATTGGTTTGGGAACCAGTACAAGCACCGCACGTCAATCACAATGTCATATTCGATCTGGTACAGAACGAATGTTACATCGTAGGCAAGGGACCGTCACTTGATAAGGTTACGGCTGAGACGTTCACAACGAATTCGCCAGTGATCTGCGTCAACGACTCGATTCACAAGATTGAGTCACTAGATATCCCTAACCACATCATGTTAATCCAGCATGACCATTCGTTGCGTGATACTTGCATCCCAACCAAAGGTGGATATGCACTTATCTTCGAGCAACTGGTACACTGGTTCGCTGCCTACCCGAAGAACTTGGTGTACACGCATCAGATGTACGGTATGATTGGAAGTTTCACAGCGCTGTCTGCTATACAGATCATGCGACATTACGGCGTGGACACGTTCAAGTTCATAGGCTTCGATGCAGTCACAGATAGAAATTATGACTACGCCGAATCAGTTGGCCCAAATACCAAGAATAAAGAGCGTTTCGCGGATCACAGAGCAAAGATGATCGCTGCAACTGCAAACGTAAAGGCCACCTTCCTCGTTTATAAGGAAGATGGCCCTACGTGGATAACACTTACATCAAAATAGGCGATGCAAGCAGTTTCCTATACAGATTCGCGGTTGCAAGTGCATCGCTAAGTGCATCATGTTTCATTAGCTGTGTAACTCCAGCTTTGGCACACATGGAACCTAACGACGACCTGTTGAACGTCTGATCTTCACAGTTCATCTCACACCAGTCAACTATGAATTGGCGTGTGATGAATGTATCCCTGCATTCGTAGTGGAACAAGTCCTCGTACCACTCATCGCCAAGCCATTTGCCGATGAACTGCTTGTCAAATGACACGTAATTGTGTCCAAGTGGTATGATCTTTTTCTGTATACCAGACGGTGTATAAGTCAGACCTAGCTTGTTCTCCTTCCACTCTGTTAAGATGCTTTTCGCATCTTCAGGATCGACACCGTGATGTATTGCTCTGTCAAGCAAGCCTTTGGTTGCGACGAATGCACCATGTTGAACACGCTCTGGATGCCTTGGTGTGATGAGTATTTCAAGTGGCAGTACATCACGTCTAGGCTCAATGTTGGAGTCTAACGGTACAAGTGCTATTTGAATTATTTCATGCACACTGGGCAACAACCCAGTCGTTTCGATGTCGATAGCGCATAACTGATGCTCATTCCAAGGTACCATCGTGAGTGCCATTATTCAACCTCCACTATGCTGAATCGCGAGTCATTGACACACTTCTTGGTTTTGGCATCAAACGTCATGAACGTGCAGGATATTGTTTTATCGTCCTCCCACAGCACGAACGTCAGCCGATTATAGTTGTTTGGTCCCACAACCCTGTATTGTTTGGTACTCATGCCTTGATCCATACCCTTTCCGTTGTTGCGATACGTGTCTTGTCCAATCCAATCTTGTTACTTGTTACAGCAGCCGGGTCAAGTGATCCGAAACCTGTGTAATCAATCTTGTTTGTCCAGAACGTCTGCTTGTCGTACAACTCACAAGGATACCCCGAAATGGCCACGAATCCTTCGAGTTCGCCGATGCGCTGCATCAACTCGACGTGATCATTGTCAGACATTTCACACGTATACGCACCAGGCTGCGACAGCAGATACGGTGGGTCCATGTAAAAAACTGCATCAGGGTTATCGTACACCTTGAGAATAACACGCCAATCCTCGTTCTCTATCTGTACACGCGACATGCGTTCATGTATAGCAGGGAACTCTTTCAACTTCGATTGTATCCTGCCAGCCATACCTGATTTAGCAATAGTTCGCCCCCAATTCCGGCCAATACTTGCGAATGACGTTATCGTGATGTAGTACCATCTAGCAGCACGTTCAACGATATCTTCGTGATTCCAGTTCTTCCAAGCCTCGAATAGCTCCCTAGAATGAACGGTGACTTGCAACCGATCAATCAATCTCGTATACAGTTCGGGGTTAGCTAGACACATGTAGAAACACGCAACGCCACCGTATGCATCATTGTAGACTTCTAACTCATGTGTTATCGGTTGCCTTGCCAGTAACACTGATGCTGCACCACCGAACGGCTCAATATATGACTTCCGGTGTGGCAGTAATTTCACGATGTTATCAGCGAGCCTCTGCTTGCCACCTGGATACGAGAATGGTGCTCGTAACGGGAAGAACTTGGTTTCGTCCATTGATTCAAGTTCGTCTAGTGCATCAAGCAAACTCTGATCGCCAGTGTATTGTGTGAACTCTTTCATTCCGCTCTTACTCATACCAATCCTAACTCCTTTTTCCAGTCTGCTGGTGCATCTTGTTTGATCCAACCTTCATAATACCTGAACTTACCTTTGATTATTGGTTCACTTTCCTCATCTGCCCATCTTACGTTTCCAAGGTAAATCCTTGTATCACCTTGGATGAGTCCAGCTTGTAACCTACCTTTCGGAAGTTTCGATGGAAGCATCACTTCCACGTTTTGTTTAGACAATACATCGAATCCTTCTTCCTCGAACCAGCCACGAATATGTCCGTAGAACTCGTCGAAGTTGATAGCATGACCGTCACTGACAACGCATTTCTCACAGATGTATTTCTCCACCGGAGTCTGACTTCTCTGCTGTGCAAGTGTTTTCTCGTAAGTGTCCACAACAGGAACCAGTAATCTGGAACCGGATGGCGGTATCTCCTTTCTCATAACATGTGCTAGGAAGTCTGGTGCTTCCTTCTTCAAGTTCTTCAGCAACGTGTCTTTTGGTATCTCATGTTGTAACTCTGGTACATTGATCATAACGATGCGTGTATCACCCATGTTCACTGGGCAGTATTTCGGATCGTTAGCGCATTGTATCCAGTGTGTAGTGTTTGGTATATCATACGGGGTCTCGCGTTTCGTGTGTATCTGTATAGTCTTCGCTGTGACCCAGTTCTTGATGCGATCATACGCCTGTTTGTTCTGTTGAAGATTGACTTCCTCAACTACACACAGGACGGCACCTTGAAGTTCACCATTAAAATGCGACTGACTAATCAGAGCCTGATCTGCCATCTGATATCCCTTAGTCATCAGCAAACTCAGAGCTTCATGAAACGTCGATTTCCCGCTGTTCTGATCGCCATACAAGAACAAGTATGGTATCTGACTGAATGGTCGTTGAAACAAGCCAGCAGTCCATAGTAACAGATACTGCGAACCCGTTGTAACGCCATTATCTCTACACCAACTGTCGTTCTTGATGGCTTCATCGAGACCTGAACCACAGTGATCTAACACCAAATCCCAGGTCGGGTGGTACAACTCATCTTTGTCACTTGGATCAAATGCAAGTTTCGCACCGTACCTGTTCCATCGTCTGTCACCAGGGAACTCAGCATCAAATGGCAAGTTGACAAGTCGCCAGTTCATATTGATGGAACCACCAATAATTGAAGCTGACTCCTTGTTACTTACACCTTTGAAGTTCAGGAAATCCCTGATATCGGTCTTGGGTTCATTTACCCATCCACAGGATGTGTTAGCTACCCAAATACTGCCTTCATTGTTAGGTGTAACTACATGCCTGATGATGTCATCCAAAACCGGAGATATAATCTCTGGCTCACGAATCTCTTGGAACTGATAGCGTTTGGTCCACTTCTTGCCGGTGGAGTGCCATCCCTGCATTTGGTCACCCAAATCGCCAGTATCGCCATCCATGTCCACCAACAATCGTCCATCTTTCTCAATCGAAAGTCTGGTTTTGCGGGTGCTGTACCCAGGATGGTACTTCATGATGACACCGATCAACTGTGCGGCCCGTGATGCTGTCTCCGCTTCCTTGAACTCGAATACACCGAGTTTGTTGGTTTCTACGCCACCACAGGCACGCGCTGCTTCAGCTAGTGTCATATCACGATTTAGGTAACAGTACGTCCAGCCTGATGCATCAGTTGACCATGAATCGGCTTCCTGAATACCTCGCGTGAAACGCCTGACTGACCATTCGCCATTGACCATCGGGAAACAGAAACAGTTCCAATCATGGCCACGATCACGACCAGTTGAAAGTGTCTTGAAGTATCCACGAAAGCTCAGTGCATCATGTGCTTGCTGCAAGTCGTATGTATGTGCAACAAGCATGTGTCTGTCAGTATTCCACTCTGCATAACCACCAACGTTCTTCACGAACTCGATTAGCTCTCTGTGTTTGTCATCAAGCTGTATGTGCTGATGTCCTCGCGCCAACTGCTCGAAGAAACTGAGTGAGTCTGACGATTCCTCAATTTCACTTGGCGTGGCATGATTACGCTTGCGGCTGACTACACTGATGTGGTCACGCCAGTTCTGCGGTACTTCCGATGCCGGCATCACCGTACCATCTTGCACTAGACGCAGACCGTCGTTCTCAATGGTCATCTTGCGATGCCATATCCACATATTTCCGCCACAAACATCAACCTTGGCTTCTAGATTCTTGCCAGTGAGAAACGCCATCTTGCCTAGTATCGCACGGGCTAATGCAGCGTGCTCATTATGGTTGCGTGTAGGTATATTATTAAGGAAAACATACAAGTGCAAGCCGCGCCCGCCTGTGGACTTGCGTATAGATACCCACGGTATGTCCTCTACCGCGTGCTGTATCTCCAGTAGCTCGTCCTCAGTGAGTTTATTGCTGTGTGCATCTGAGTGTCCGATGATTGCATCGAAATCGAATGCAACCCAACAACTGACCTTGTTCTCCCAATCCCAACCCGTCAAACCTATCGCTTCCGCGTAGGTTTCGAGGTCATAAGACATCGGTACGTCAGTGTATTCTGGTTCTGTTGATGCATTCCGCGGAATACGGAACGCCTTCCATGTGTTGATTCCATCAGTCCACACATAGTATTTGTTGCCCATGTATTCACGCTCTGCGCGTTCGCCATCAAGCGGTAATACATTGACCTGACACTCCATATTATGCCCGTATAACTCGGACAAGTCTTTGTGTGTTTTGCGGCTTAAAAAAGCCTGAATCGCCTCAGTACGTAGTGGTTTTGCCATAGTGACCCCTGGGTGATGATTGTTGGAATAGTGGGTGGATGTAATAGAGAAAGGAAGGATGTGACGATGATAGCATCACTCGCAGGGCAAGTTGATGGAACCATCATGAGCAAAGCTCAAATGATAAATCATCATCTTCACATGGATGTTTGGCTATAGTGCCGTCATACTGTTACAGTCTAATTTTACTTAAATCTTATTCGATAGGGTCAAAAAGTTTTGTATATAGTGTATGGAAAATGAATTAACCTTTTCCTTATATAGGCACTAAGTGAAAAAAAGATTTGACCCATACCCTAAAAGTTAAGTAAAATTAGACTGTAACCTATTGCAAGGTACCATAGACAAGTGGTGGGTGTGAAGATGATGATTCATCATTTGGCAAATTGATGATTCCATCAATCCCATCAGAAAGGAGTGTGAAACACTGTAGACGTATTGTGTATATGATGGCTCCATCAAAACGAACAAGACAAGAGAAAGAAAGCTACACTATGAGCGGAACACTTAAAGTTATCGGACTGGCTGAGATTCGGCGTAACAAGGTTGCGTTGCGCGATGTTCTGAAGGATACGGAGACGTATCAAGGACTTGTTGATTCCATCAAACAAGTCGGCATCATGAATCCCATCTCTGTCCGCGAGAAGGTTGACGAGCTTGGTGTCAAGTTCTTCGAGCTGGTTGATGGATTGCATCGTTTCTCGGCGGCCAGTGATGCTGGCCTCACTGAGATTCCAGTGCAGATCGTTGACCTCGATGATGACATGATCCTGGAAGCGCAGTTGATCGCTAACATTCACAAGCAGGAGACGCGTCCTGTTGAGTACAGCAATCAGCTTCGTCGCATCATGGCACGTAACGCCCTGATGACTATCTCTGAGTTGGCACAGCGCATCAGCCGGTCGCCCACGTGGATCGAGCAACGCCTGTCGCTGAACAAGATTGACAACCCGCAGTTGAAGGAACTCATCAACAGTGGCCGTATCAACCTCACGAACGCGTTTGCGATTGCGAAGTTGCCCGCTGATGAACAGACGGACTTCACCGAGTGGGCGATGACTGAGCCGCCTGAGACTTTCGTTCAGCGCGTCAAAGGTCGTCAGAAGGAACTGCGTGAGGCGCGCCGCACGGGTGCTGAGTCTCCGGCTCCTGAGTTTGAAGCGAAGCCGCACATGCGGAAGCTGAGCGAGCTTTGTGATGATGACGGCATCAGGAAGGCAGCGGTCACGTTGGCTGGTGAACTTGATTCTGCGGTCGATGGTTTCATCATGGGTGTGAAGTTTTGCACCAATCTTGATCCTATCTCCATCGAAGCGAGCAAGGCCAAGTTCGATGCGCGTCAGGCTGAACTGTCGGATAAGCGTCAGAAACGCAAGGTTGAGGCGGCTGCACGTAAGGCTGCCAAGGCCGAGCATATCCAGAAGGAAGCAGCTAACGCACAGGCCGAAGTCGAAGGTCGCCCGTTGCCGTTCCCGAACCTGGGTAAGGCTCCAGTTGAAATCAGCGAGGACATTGACGCTGACGACGCGGAGTAGTTGAAGTCAAGTTATCCTAGTTGATGGTTCACTCTAGTTGATGTATTCATCGGGCGGCACCACGGAACTTGCTTACGGAACTAAGGGCAAGTGAAACGGTACTCTCACTGACGAGAGTAGGTTCGCCCTGCCGCCAGATGTCTACAAACAAATAGAGAACTGTATCAAACGTAAGATGGCCACGTGTAGTGTCATCCAAACAACAGACAGAAAAGAGAGTTAGTCAAATGGTAGAAGAAACACAGGTTCCGGCAGTGATGGGTGAGACAGGTATCGCAGAAGTCGCAAATGATCAGGCAGTCGCGTTGGCTGTTGGGTCTGGCAGTGGTGGTTACCTGGCTCGCTTGCAGTTAATGACATCAAACAGTCAGCCATGCAAAGATGGCCTGTTCCCGATTAACCACTACGCGATTGTGGACAATGGGAACTTCGATGACCTGGGTACAGACGTACAGGCACACGTGCTTGCATATCGGCCCCTGGCATTGGACTTCAGTGATGATGTCGTAGCAGTCTACGACCCGATGCTTGATAGTAAGAACCAACCGACAGGTGAGTTCGCACGTATCAAGGCGGCTGCTGATGCGAGTTCGGAAAGCGAGTGCATGTATGGTGTGCAGTTCCTGCTGTACATCCCAGCACGTGATCGCTTGGTTACACTGATGCTTGGCACCAAAACGGCTCGCCGTGAAGTACCAACAATGGTGAGTAAGCGCGGTACAGACGTTACTCTGAGTGCGAAGAAGATCGAGACGAAGAAGTACACGTACTTCTCCATCAAGATCGACAAGTGCACAGAGGAACTTGATGTTCCCATCAGTGAAATTGCTCCTGAGATCGAGAAGTTCTGCCATCCGAAGGCAATTGAACGCACTCCGATCGAACAGGCATCACCTGATCGCGAACGGTAGAAGTTGAGTTGGTTTGGCCGGGTGGGTGAAACTCCCACCCGGCCAGTATTTCATTGGGGAGTATTATGCAGGTACAGTTGGTAGGTATTACATCATTCAGCCATCAGGATATCATCAAGTTGTACAAGGAACGAACTGGTGAATCACCGGCTCGTGGTATAGACTCTGTTGACATGAATGCCAAACTACCAAAAGGCATAATCTCAATAATTGAGGGTAAAAATAACCCGCGCCCCAATCTATTCAATCCCAACCTACTAAGATTCGTACATGTTTGTTTCCTAGTTGTCAATGATGACCGCATCATTGGCTCATCGCTACAGTCTACTACGAACTTGGATCTGTATACATCACAGGTTGGCGATGATTACTTCACCTACGTTTCAGGGTCGCTTGAACAGTGGTACTTGTTCGGGCGGATGAAACCATCAGATAATATGAAAGCGTTCACGTCCAAGGTGAATGACTTCTTCGTCAGGCTAGCAATACCGGAGATTATGCTATGAAGGTTATGTTCAATGGTAAAAAGTATAAGGTTGAAGGCAACCTTCGTTTCGATGGTGAACGCATATTCATCACCACACCATTTGATCGGAAACTGGTGGACGAGTTCAAGCAGATGGAAGGCGCACACTACTGTGGTTACGATACGCCGCCACTCAAAGCCTGGCGCATAAGTAATACGCTACGTAATCAGTTCCAGTTGAACTTCCTGCAAGGTATTAACGTCTATGCCAGGTATGATGCCGTCATCACCGACGAGTACGTCAAGACCGTGATGGGGAAAGCAAATTACCCACTTTACTCGCACCAAGGTATTATGACAGCACATATGCTGTTACGCAGACAAAGTATCTCGGCCTGTGAAATGGGATTAGGCAAGACGCTTTCAGCAATAGCTGCACTTGAAATACTGAAGATACCATCACACCTGATCTGGTACATAGGACCACGCGCTGGTGTACGTGCAGTCAAACGTGAGATAAGCAAGTGGAAGGCCAACATCTATCCGAACTTCTATACATATGAGGAAATGACGAGATACCTCAAACGTGATGAGTTGAAGGATTCGCTGGTTCCACAGGCCATCATATTTGACGAGTCATCCAAGGTCAAGACGCCCACAGCACAGCGTTCGCAGGCGTCATTACTTGTGGCTAATCGCTGTAGAGAGAAATACAAGGATGATGCATACATCATAGAGATGACTGGAACACCGGCTCCCAAGACACCGATTGACTGGTGGCATCAATGTGAAGTAGCGTGTCCAGGGTTTCTACGTGAAGGAAGCATTCAGAAGTTCAAAAACAACCTGAGCATTGTTGAACAGCGACAGTCTATACAGGGTGGCATGTATCCGCATCTGATCACTTGGCTTGATGATGAGAGCAAGTGTGCAGTATGCGGTATGCCACCTGATGGTGAGCGGCATACAAGTCCAGAGCTGATGATTGCAGCAGGACTGGATGCGGAACAATACCACGAGTATAGACGATCAGTGAATGAGGTAAATCGCCTGTACAAACGTCTGAACGGGCTTGTATTAGTACAGTTCAAGAAGGACTGCCTAGAGTTGCCGGAGAAAACGTATGAAACGATTGTCATCAAACCAACAGTCGAAACAATCCGTACTATGCAACTCATTACTAAAACAAGCCCAAGAGCAATCACCGCTCTTACGCTTTGTAGAGAGCTTTCGGACGGGTTCCAGTATAAGGAAGTCGATACCGGTGATGAGATCATCTGTAAAGTATGTCACGGTGCAGGAACGTGCAAAATGGCAGACGAGGTTGAGGACACGTTTGCGCCGAACACCGGTGACTTACCAGCTGACGCTTCAATCGGTATTTGTGATAAATGCGGTGGCTCAGGAAAAATCCCAAGAAAAGAAAGGATACCAGAGTTTTTCGGAACGCCTAAAGATGATGTTCTCATCGAGCTTCTGGACGAACATGAGGAAGTAGGTAGGATCATTGTCTGGGGTGGGTTCACAGGAACTATTGATCGACTAGTCCGTATAGCACATGACAACGACTGGGCTACAATACGTGTTGATGGTCGTGGTTATCGAGCAGAACAACCAGACGGAACATGTATCAGTTCAGAGATATGCCTAAGTGCGATGGATGCATCACAACCAACCAGAGCACTGTTACTAGATAAGATACCGAAGTTAGCATTTGTCGGACATCCGAAAGCTGGCGGTATGGCGTTGACGCTGACAGCATCACCGACCGAGGTATTTTACAGTAACAGTTTCGATGGCGAAGCTAGGATGCAGGCAGAGGACAGATTCCATCGTGCAGGAATGGACACTAATCGTGGTGCA